TTGGATAAGGCTGTGGTGTATAAAAAGCATCCCTTGTGCTGTCATATATATAGCCAATACCAGCATAGTTTTTACGAAGTGGTGTACCTCCCAACAAGTGTTTACCGCCTGTTGTGTTGTATGATGTTTGAACCCAAGTGCCTTCCTGAGTGTCAATAAAATCTTGCTCTGCTACAATCACGCTTGTAACAATCCCATTCTTTACTTTTGCATAATGTGCCATAATTAATCCTACGCTGTTGTAACGTGACTGTTCGTTGCTGTGTCTCTTGCTCTAGTCATATCTAATCTCCTTATGTCAAATAGCGGATAATAACGATGCCTGAGCCGCCATTACCGCCAAGGATGTTTCCAGTAAAACCACCACCCCCAGCGCCACCTCCAGTATTTGCGGTGCCATTTTGAGCTGCAAGATCATTTGCTCCAGCATTGCCGCCACCGCCAGAGCCGCCAGCACCGTTATTATTATCTGAGGCATCTGAATTTGTACTACCCCCGCCGCCACCAGCGTAATTAACTGATGTTCCCGTTATTGATGATGCAACCCCTGCTCCACCAGCACCTCCCCCTTCAGACGCAATGCCAGAGCCACCCACAGCGCCAGCGCCGCCCCCGCCAGCAGCACCATAGAAGCCAGCGCCTGTAGAGGTGCCACCAGTATTTCCTTGGCCGCTTACAGCGGAACCGCCATCACCACCATCTTTGCCGCCACCGCCGCCAGAGCCGCCGTCAAGTCCGTCAATATTATTCCAGCGTCCACCGCCGCCACCCCCAGTTGTTGATATAGAGTTAAACGAAGATGAAGCGCCGTTTGTGCCAACATTTTCGCCACTACCCCCAGCACCGCCAGCACCAACAACAACACTGTACGTTGCTGAACTAATAGACATTGCGCTGCCGCCAATATTTGTTAGCAAGCCACCAGCGCCAGCGCCACCGCCACCCTTACCGCCACCGCCACCACCACCAGCAATAATTAAGTATTCCATATTTTTTGCGGTATTTGTAGTCACTATAAAATTAGCAGATGATAAGAACGTGTGTATAGTGTAACTACCAGAAGTAGTAATAGTACCGCCAGTTACAGAAAAACTAGTTATAGCGGATGTAGCTCCAACTCCAAGAGAAACCCAAATGTTGTCATTATTCGTGGCGTCCGTGCAAATAAATGCTTCTCCGCTTGTAGTATTAATCCACATATGGCCTATGGCTGATGGGTTACTGTTGTATGCTGGATTTCCGCTGTTAATCGTGTGAGCAAAACCTACTGCTGGGCTGGCCCATGCAGCAGCGCTTGCGCCACTATTGACTGTAAGAACCTGATTTGCAGAACCAAGTGTGGCTGGTAAAGCTACCTTGCCTGTTGTGCTTATTGTTCCTGTAAGAGTTACATTACGGAGACTAGCTACATCTTTATTTGCATCTGCAGTTACAGTCTTACTGGCTACAACAGTTCCTACTGCAGCACCTGTATCATTGTAGTTTAACTCAGCAGTGGTAGCCGTAACACCGTCAATGATATTAAGCTCATCAATAGTTGCACTAAGCCCTGACCTGATCTGTGCTTGATTACCAATATAACCTGCCATTAGCTGTCAATCTCCATGTAGCTCATAATTACTGAGACTTTATCTGCTACACTACAGTCTACTTTAATAATGTCACCAGCATTAACAACAATCTTACCGTCTAGTACAGACAGTGAAGACCCTACTGGTATAGCTGCATCTTTAATAATGTGTGCTGTAGTGTTTTGTGTTTGACTTGTTTGTGTAGTTGTACTAACTAAAGTAACACTTGCAGTTACTTGTGCCGTGTGTACGTTAGCCAGAGTAAGTCCTAAGATAACAGCCCTAGTACTTGATTGAGTAGTGTATATTGTTTCAGGGGTTCCTGCACTAGCTGGTGCTACATCCCTTGTGATTGTCTTAAAGGTATTTGCCATTAATTTGTTTCCTTATCCAAGGGCGATTGCTAAAGCTGTTGCTTCGTCTTGTGCTATAGTAGTTGCTGTAGTTGTTACGACTGCAGTAGTTGCAATAGTACCAGCAGCATTAGGAAGAGTCAAGGTAATATCTGCAGTAGATGCAGGACCAATCAGTGTTACTTTATTTGATCCATTGTCTGAGTCTTCAAAGAACTCAAGGAACCCTGCTGACGTAGCACCATTCTTTAGCTGAACCCCTGCATTTGCAATAGGGGTAGTGAGTACTGGGGTAGTAAGTGTTTTGTTTGTAAGTGTGTCTGTAGATATACGAGAAACTAATGTAGAGTTACCACCAGTAGGCAGTACTAAAACATCAGAGGCTCCTGCTGAGTGTGGTTGTGCTTGAAGTGTTTGTGCGTGGGCATTGCCAGATTCACAATAAAATAAAACTTTAGCAACATTGCCTGTACCTGTTTTAATACCAACAATACCGTCACTGATTTCTACCCCATCAAGATTAACTACGCCTGAACCGTTAGGAGTTATTGCAATGTTTCTGTTTGATGTAGATACAATAGAATTTGTTTGTACATCTAAAGAACCACCTAGTTGTGGGCTGGTATCCTCTACAACATTAGAGATAGCAGATGAGGTAGCAAGGCCAGATACAAGTGTGCTTCTAGCAACTTTCTTTATGCCACCACCAGAGGTATCAAGTGCCAGTAAAACGTCATCACTAGCAATAGAACTAATCTCAGCTAGATCGCCTATTGTACTATTACTTACATCAAGAATGTTTAGCTCTGCTGCAGTAGATGTAACACCATCTAAGATATTAAGTTCTGCTGTTGTAGCTGTTACGCCAGCAATTAAGTTAAGCTCAGTTGTTGTAGCTGTTACGCCATCCAAAAGATTAAGTTCAGCAGCAGTAGATGAAATAGCTGTACCATTAAAGTTAATAGCATCTAGGTAAGCTGTACCATCAACAAACAAGTCACGCCACTCTTGACCAGTAGAACCTAAATCGTATGTATCATCTGTGTTAGGAATAATGCTTGAGTTTACATCAGCACCAAAGACAACATTGTCAGTGGCTGCATCACCCATTGTAATTGTACCACCATTAAAGGTAGTAGTACCCGTTACTGTAAGATTACCACCAACACCTAAGTTACCTGATATGTCAGCAGCACCATTAATGTCTATAGTAGTAGCAGCAATCTGTACTTCTGTGTCTGCTACAATGTCAAGCTGACCGTCAGCACTAGAATTAAGATAGATGCCAGTATCACGAAACTGAATCTTTTCTGTTGACGCAATAAGTAGATCATCAGAAAACTCAAAGTAATCCTCATCCTCCATCCACTTGAATACACCGTCATTACTCTCACCATCAAAGGTTACTGTAATGTCTGTACCTGCAGTGCCATTGCCAAACGTAAGAGAAGTACCAAGCAAGGCTGTAATAGGACCGCCCTCACCTGTAGTACCGTCATGTGTGTGACCTGTACTTGCAGCAAAAGCAGCTAGAAGCTGATCAAACTCATTGTTAGTATGATCTGCTGTAATTGTATCTCCGTCTTCATACGTAGACTGTCTTGTATAAATAGCACCCATCTAACGTCTTGCTCCTAATTGATATTCTAACTGAAACCCTTTGAGTGAATAAGCTGCACTACTGCCGCCATCTTCTACTTTTAATGCTACAGAAAAACCTGAACCTTCTACTGGCTGGCGTACAAGTGGCTGTGTAGGTCCACCATAAACAAACTGTGCAGTACTAGCAGAGGTACTATATGAAGCATTACCATACGTAGCTGCAAGCTGTGTATTATCAAAAGGGTAAACAGCAGGTCTTGCTGAGTTTTTATCTTCGTTATCATAACGAACTATTAAGTCTGCATCAACAGTACCTTCAGGTTTATAGTTAATAATTACCCGTTGCATGTGCTTACGGATACCGTTATCCCCAAAGCTCATATCAGGGCTTCTATACTTACCTGATATTATTGTGCCATCAAATGTATCACCTGACTCTTGCCTTTGCACAAAACCATTAGTATCACCATGAACTACAATTACATTACCTGCTTCAATAAAAGTATCTGTACATTGTACCTTTATGCCACGTGTTTCTGAAAACTCAAATGCTTCTTTTTTAAGAACACAGATAGCCCCTTTAGAAAGACTTGCACCCTGACCATCTTTAGTAAAGAATATACGGTACTGTGTTTTGTCAGGAATAACTAAGCTATCAAACGATCCTGCATCTTTGATGTTTTCATCAAATACAGTTTGGATGTTCTTACTAATTGTACCAAGCTCTGTGTCACCAATACGTGCAGTAGCAGCAACAGTACGTAAGCCATCAGGACCAAGAAAGATTAAATCACCTGCAAATTCCTGTACAGTAAAGCTGTTAATACAACCAATGTTTCTTGTTACTGGCTCTACTGCAAAGTTACTAAGACTTGATCCTGTAAGTTTAAATATTCTATTCTCACAAAAGATAAACAAGCTATCACGAAATACTTTTAATGCAACTACTGTATCATCAACGCTGATACTACCTGCGCCATCACTACTGTTGAAACCATCCTCATCAAAAGGCTCACTAAAAATAATCTCTTGTGGCGTAGTAGATTTACCTGCATAGAACATATGGTTTCTATATGAAGCTACAACAGTAGAACCTGCTACTGCACTTTCACTAACATCAGCAGCAGTCATAGAAGAGTTAAATATTACAGGGGCGTTAACACCATCAACACAAATAATCTTTTCATTACCATCAAAATTGTATCTTTCAAAGTGGTACTTAGCTGCATTAGTTCTGCCTGTGTCTCTGACTGTCCAATTCTCAGACACTACATCAAACTTAGCATGTGTTGCAGCAGTAGTACTTGAAGTAGCCCTAGTTACACCTGTAAAGTTAGTAGATGTCTTACCTGTATAGGTAAATATCTCTGAGTTAATCTGTAGATTTCCACTAGAAGAAAAACCTAATGTAGATGGTACAGTAATAGTACCTGATCCTGTCATACCTGTGTTAGCTGCAATAGCAATAGATAACTCAGCAGAAGCAGAACTAAATATCTTTTCACCTCTGGCTGCTATTACTTTATTATCAAAGTTAGCAATCATTAGTAGTGACTCAGAGCTAGAGCTAGTTTGAGGCACAATAGCATTTACATATTTACGAAAACCACTAATACGCCTATAGCCACCTGAAATGTCAGGCTCAAAGTTTTCTAGTTGTAGTGCTTCTCCCGGTTGCATAATAAAGTTAGAACGGTTAAGTATTAAACCGCCTTCACAATTAAATGCTACTGGTTGTACTTGTGAACTATCAGGCATTAATTAATAACCCCAGACATAAAGCTAATAGAGCCACGTGGTCTAAGAACAACAGTTGACCTAACGTATTCAAATTTATTAATAAGAAGACTCTGCATATTCTTAATGCCCTGCTCAAAACGTTCAAAGTTTAATTGGTATTGATTTAATTCACCACGGTATTGATAAACATAAGCAGTTGCACCATCTACAACTACAGGTGCAAACCTGTCTGGTATTGTAGTAGTATCACCATGAGCTGAGAGCTCACTGGGAAAAGTATAAAAATCAAAAGCTAGTGTATAAGCTTTATCTGGATAAGGGTGGAGTAAGTAATTATTATCAGGGGTACGTACAATACTTCTAGGTACACCACCTTGTTCAAACTGTGTAACTGCCACATCATCTGCATAAGCAGCAGCAGTAGTACTATTAGCTCCACGTGTACATCCTGTGATATCATTACCTGAAATTGCAGTGTATGTTACTTGCTCTCCACCTATATGTACTGTACCAGACGCATCAAAGTCCGTAGTAGAAGTAAGAGTTAAAGTTGTAACAGAAGCTGAGTGTGAGCCATTTAAAGTTGTAGCAGCAACATCGTCTTCTTGATCAGCAAGTCCATTTTGAATATACTCATTGTAGTTCAGTGTTGTAAGGCTGTTGCCTGATACATTAAGGTCTGTATCTTTTTTAATTCTAGCTGTACTATAATCAATAGATTTTGTGCTTGTTGGGAGAGAGTAACGTGTTTGTCCTGCTATTAAGGTAGAAGAATTACTAGCGTGATTAAAAGAATAACCAAACTCACGTTGATTAATGTAACGTATTGCTTCATTAACAGCATTTTTACATTGTGTTTGAACACCTCTAGAACTTGTAAAGTTACTAGAAGTAAGCTCTACTTCATTCATACGAGTGATAACACTATTAGTTAATGAAAGAAAAGTAAGAGCCATTATGTTTCCTAAATAAATCTCTTATGCCCCAAGAATTTTTTGTTGCATAAGTTTGATACACTAATGGGGCCAGCATATAGCCAGCCCCAAAGTATGTAGGTTTATTATACTTGGTCACGAACAGCAACTGCTGCTGCCATGTCACCAGTACCCAAATCAGACACGTCCATCAGGACTGCCCAGAAACGAAGCTCACCAAGGGTAACATCTGTTTCAGTTACAAACTTGGCAGAGATGATATCTGTACCAGCACCTGATCCAATAACTTGGATTTGTGCAGCTTCAGTTGCAGGTGTAGTAGAGTACGCACCTACAGCACCACCAACAACGTCCAAACCATCAACATACAAGTCAACAGCCGCTGGATCAGCACCTGTGTAACCTAAATCAATAGTACAAGTACCATCAACCTGAGTAAGGATTTCAATACCAGCAGAAAGAACTACATGACCTTCAGGTACATTAAGAACTTCCATAGTATCGCCAGCAGCAAAGTCACTGCCTTTGAGGACGATTGCGGCTGCAATGTCAATCGTGTTTTGCACCAAGTACGGGGAACGACCCCGTGCTGTGTTGCCTACTGCAGCATGATCTGCTGTTGCTAAATTAGCCATAGTTTATATCCTCCCTTATGCTGCGTTATAACGGGCGGTAACGATTGCTTCAGGACGAAGAATCTTACGACCGTATAGATGCATACCACGAACAATGTCAGCAAAGCTGTCAGGGTCACGATATGATTCTGTCTTATTGATTTGCTCGGCTGTTGCTACAGCAGAATCATGACCAGCTACGATAACACCGAAGTTAGTCAGTTGGTTGGCAGTACCCGAAGTACCCGGTCCAGTGCCTACCGCTGGCAGGTTAGACGAAGAGTATACACGGAAACCGTGGAAGTTGCTAATGGTCAAACCATTACGCAGTCCACCTGATTCACCAAAGTCTGCGTTCATGAAGCGTGAATCTTCATCAGCAAGGATTTCCATGAATACTGGATCAACTACAATCCAACGGCCTTGTTTGTCAACTTGCTGTTGATCAAGCAAACGAGCCATACGAGCAACAACCATTGCTGGTGAAGCCGTAGCAGTTGGAAGTGCAGTAGCACCGGGCAAACGTGCAGCCAGAGGGATAGAGTGTGTTCCCGCAGAGCTTGTAGTGATGTTGCCGAAGTCATCCTTATGCAGTTGCATAGAGGAAAGCAGTTCGTTAGAACCAGCAGTTGTTACTGCTTTGCTACCATTAACAGTAGTATTCAAAGCACTAGCGGCACTATGATTAGCAGACTGTGCGTAACCTGACATGTAGCCAAGAACTTCTTGGTCATGGTTGTCAGCAAGACGATAAGCAGCACGATTGGTTGCAAGATCCATGAAGTTCACATGTGAATGTGCTTCTTCAATATCATCCATTTTAAAGGCAAAGTAGTTAGCTTTATCAATGACTAATGAGAAATCCTCATCGTCCAAATCTTGTGCGGTAACACTCGTACCACGTGAATATGAACTTACAGAAATTTCTGGTTCTTTAATAATTTGGACAGTATCACCTTGTGAGGCAATCTCTCCCATGTAGTCAGAGTTTGTGATATCACCACAAACAGTACTCTTGCGGAAAGCAAGCTGTACTTTTTTGGAATAGATTACTGGGCTAAAATTACCATTTGGTAAATTCCCATAACCTGTTGCGGTTGTAAAAGCCATAATAGATCCTCCTATAAAGTTTAGGCTTTGTTGAGCTAAACATTATCTGAAGAGGCTGATTGTTTTCTAGGGTGCATACTATGATCAACTGGCCGGTCAATCTAAGTACGGGCCTATACTTAATACAGGTAGTCTTAGTTAGTTTGTTTGAGCTTTAGTGAGAGGGTTAGTAAAGAAGGTAGACCTAATGGTGGCTTCTGAATACTAACCCCTAGTTATACTAACAAATTTACATTTGTCAAGTGTATATTAACGTGCATTACCAGATAAATCATAAATAAATTTACCAGTTCTAATTGCATTAGTAATTTCTTCTTCTTGCTTCTCATATTCTTGTGCAGACATTTTAGCAATCTGAGATTCCGTAAAGGAACCTGCAGCTTCTTCTGCGTCAATCTTGGCTTTAGAAGCTTTCTTAACGGTACCAGCAGCAGCCTTACGCTTTGCTGCATAGTCACTCTTAGTCATACCATTGTCTACTTTGTATAGATCAATAACACGAATTACTGAAGCTGCATCATCCGAGTTCTCATAGAGAGCATCTTGGACCCACTTAGGTTGATCATCAACCCAGTCATGAAAATCATCAGCCTCACGTAGCTTATCAAAGTCGGGATGAGAAGTACGTATGTCTTGCTCTGCAGAGGAACGTGTCATTTCTGCTTCCTTGGCATCTAACTTTTGCAGACGGTCTTCTGCTTTGTTAAACATTTCCTGAGCTTTCTTAGCAGCAATGGTTTCTACAATGCTGGCTACGTCAGGAAACTCTGCAGCCCATGTCTCAATGTCTTCATCTGATTTAGGAGGCCGAATGTTTTCCTGACCTAAACGAGCTTCTAGTGCAGAAAACTTTGACTCCCATTCTTTTTCTTTCTGTTGCATGTGACGCCGTACATCACCGTAACGTTTTTTAAAAGATTTTTCTTCACGGCTAAGGTTCTTGTCTTCAACCTCTGGTTCTTCTTCAGTAGCTTCTACTGCTACCTCTTCTTCCTCTTGGGTTTTACCCTCAAGTTCTTGAATTTCTTTTTCGTCTTCTTCAATCCGCCTACGGTTACGGTTATTGTGGTTAGGGTTTACGAACCCTGCAGTCTTTGGTGATTCCATAGTTTGTAGTTCAGGCATATTGTTTCCTTATGTTGGGGCCAGCCGTAGCTGGGTAGCCTTATTGTTACTTTTTCTTTCGTTTCTGTACTAAGCCGCCTTCTTGATAAGCAGATCGTCCACGGCCAGTTCCGCCCAAACCTGATTTTGTTGGGCCTGAACCTCTGTCAGTTTGTCTACCAGTAAAGGTACCAAAGTTACTAGACCCACCACCACCTTCATCTCCACTTCTAAAGTCTGGGCCATCGTCGCCTCTTTGTCTCTTATTTTCTGCCTCTATTGCTGCTTGTCTTCTTTGTGCATCTATTGAAGCTTGTCTAGCCTGTGCTTCAGCAACTTTTCTATCATACTCTTCTTTTTCAAAAGCACGTTGTCTTTCTGTATCTCTAGAAGTATTAATAAGTTTTTGAAGCTTTTGTTTAGCAGCAAGTTTTTCTTTTGCATTTTTACCTTTACTGTCATAAACTTCCATAAACTCTTTCATGTCTTTTCTCTCAACACCTAAAGCACTGGCAGCGTAGTTTAACCCTGTGCCTATACCAAATGTTCCTGAAAATCCATCGCCAAATTTCTTTTCATAGTCTTCAAGTATTCCACCAATTTGATTTACATTTTCTGTTTGACCTAATGCTGCAGCAATCATTCTTGATGCTTTTAATCCTGCTACATCTTGAGTTGCATCTACCCTTGCACCTAAAGACCCTGCTAAAGCAAAAGGAGCAGCGCCGGGAATCATAGCTGTTGCTAAACCTACGCCTTTTTTAATATCCTTTGTAACTAGACCAGTATTAAAGGTATTAGCAAACTTTAGTACATCTTTAGGGTTATTCCAATTTACACCTTTACCGTCATTAAAGTCAGAACCAAAAGGTGTTGAGGAAGTAGGATCAGTTGGTGGTTTAACTGGCCCTTCTTCTTTAGGTACACACATCTGTTTGTCTTTGTTATAGACTTGACCCATAGGACACACAGGGTCTGGGACATTAGCTGTTACTGTAGGTGCTGCAGCTTCGGGTGTACCATAGTCACCTGTTGTTGGTTTGTAATCACCTACATCATAGAATTGATTTGCAGAAGTATCATCTTTCTTAGTTGTATCACCAAAGACACTCATACCTAAGAAATCAGGGGGATGATACCCACCGTGTTTATAACCTACAACACCACCCTCATTAGCCATCATAGGTTGTTCTTGTTGCATTGCTTGTTCAATAATACTATTTAAGTCATCATCACTAAGCTCTGCTTGTTGTGGCTCTATAGGCTCACCGCCAATTCTACCATCAGCATCCATCTGTGTCAAGCCCATTTTTGCTTGAGTACGTAAATCCTCAAAGAATTTTACACCGTAGTAACGAACAACATCAGCAGGTACAACGTATTCACCTTCGGATAAACGTGCAGGGATATCATCACGTACTTCTACAGGTAGAGAACCGGGGGGTACATCATTACCTGACACTGGGTCTACTGTCTCTGCTTGCCCAAAGCTCATTTCCATTTGGTCTTTCATTGCTACCCCTCCTTGGGCAAACTTTGCATTTCTGTTAAACTTTTCTAAAGGATTAAACTCTGCATCTTTATATCTAATAACAGCAGAACTGTTTACGCCACCACCTTCAGGTCTATCTACCAGCATAGCATAGCTAATATTTCTTTTATCTTCTACATTATTAATATAAGGGACATGGGTGTAACCCTGTTCAGCAAGACGCCTTCTTACAATTTGCATTTTTTCAAAAACTTGTCCGTTTTTTATTTTATCCATTTCTTTAACTAAGAAAGTATTTAAACCTTTTTCTGTCCAAGGTTTTTTGCCATCTAAAAAAGGTTTGTTTGTTTTTAATCTTAATTGATAAGTTCTAGAGCCTTCCATTTCAGGTAAACCTTTTTCAAAACTAAGGTCAGAAAAACGATCTGCTGCAGCTTTAGTAGTACCTACATGAACACCTAAAAAATCATGTGCATTGTTTTTATTATTAAAAGTTAAACCTTCATTATCAAGAAGTTCTTGTAAAGTTATACCTTTATCTGCAGCTCTATCAGCAAAAACTTCGTCAGGAAGTTTAAAAACTTCAATCTCTTCATTAGGATTATACCTTCTTGTAGAATGAAAACCTATTTCAGTATAACCTAAATTTAATGCGGCGGCTGTTTGAGCAGAGTTTTGTTTACCTTTACCCTTGCCCATTTGTTCATACCTAAGTTTTCTTTCTAGTGTACCTACAGGACTTTGTTGTATCTTGCCTTCAATATCTTCAGCTACCTCATTTGCTCTAGCCATAGCAGAATTAACTTTAGATAAATCTATTTTTCGTGATGCATTAGTCCCTATATCTACAGCACCTTCAACTACATTTCCAATTACTTTACCTGCAGGGAGTATTCCAGAAGCAATAACAGCATCTCCTAGTACAGACTCTCTTGCTTTAGTTACTTGTTCTGGTGTAGCATTATTGTAATCTGTTTTAAACATTTCTTGTAGACGTGTGTCTAAATCTTTAAATAAAAAGTTTGTAGTACCAGTGGCAAATTCTTTAAAACCTTCTTTGGTAGTTTCAATAGGTGCAGAAATAAAATCTTTAGCACCCTCATACATGCCAACACCCATCTTTTTTAAGAAGGCTGCTTCATCTTGATTAAACTGTTTACCTATTTTTTCTCCAAGACTTTCATACTCGTTGTCTAAACCAATAAGATTGTCAGCTATAATTTCTCCATAGCCCATACCTTTAAAAGCTTGCCCTGTTTGATCTTCTACAGAACCGCCATTAGCAAACTTTCTTTCACCTTCTTGACTTCTTACAGTCATCTTCTTTCTGTAATCATCTTTTTGTTTTTTCATTGCGTCTTTAGCAGCTTTATCTAAACCTTGAAAAGCTTTGTTTATAAACTCATTACTAAGACTGGCTCTAAGATTGCCACCAAGGTCATTAAAATCCCCTGAAAATTCAATGCGACCAGATTTTTTTGACTCTCTTAAATCTTCAAGAGGAACAAATTGTATAGCTGCATTTCTATCTCCCCCACGAAAAAGGCCCATGTTAGGTGGGTTTCCTTCTGCATCAAATTTTGGAGAATTAAATTTTGCATCTGGGCGGTCTCTAATTTCATTTATAGTTTCTGCAGAAAATTTATGTCTAGGGTTTCGGCTAAAATAAATGTCTAGTAACCCTGCTGCTTCTCGTCCATATTTTTCAATCCAAGCTTTTTGATCTTCTTCAGAACCTTCTAACTGCATATCACGTAACAGTTGAAATCCCCTGTGACGAGCTTCATGTGCTATAATTTCTTTAGAGCTTCCAAGTTTAACTCCATATTTTATAATATCTTTTTCTATATCTAATCTATCTGGCCCTGTTTTTGTATACCCGGGATTATACTCAGCATTAGCATCTGTAGTTGTTGGTCGTTTTGAACTCCAAACATTTTGAATTTGATATTTATCTGGTTCTTGAAGTCTGATTCTATCAGGGTCAAATCCGTATTGAGCTATAGGATCATCAAGATAAGTAAGTATTTCTCTGAACTTAGATTTTTCTGGGTTCTTTCCCCCTATAAAATCTTTTTGTTCTTGAGTCATCTGACCAACAAACTGTGGTTGCATATCAGCAGTAAGCTCTAAATCACCCATAGTTTTTATTTGATTTTTTCTTGCCTCTTCTGCCCTTCTAATTTTTTGACGGTTAGGGGGAAATAAAGATGTTTTAGGAGCCATTAGCATTAACCTTTAATCTAAGTTGCTTTAAAGCTTGCAAGGCATAAATCTGTCCTTGCACCCTGTACATAACATGCTGTTCATCTGATTGGGCAAACTGTTTGTAACTAGCTTGAATGCGTTCTTCTAGTTCAGCTTCAAATGCATTCCATGCTTCTGAGTTATTTACTAATAGTTTTAAACTCACTGCATTGGTCCTTGTCCAGTATTAGCTGAGAAGCCCTGTTCTCCCGGCTGTGGTGCTGTGCCTGTACCTATGGTACCCCCACCGCTGCCTTGGGTATCTTGTACCTGTGCGCCTGCTGGTGGCTTCTGTGGGCCTCCTTGTGGAGCTGCCTGTGGTGGACCTGCTTGTGGTGGCGGTGGATTCTCTTCACGAAACTTCTTAAGTAGTTCAGCTTGTATAGCAGCATCACCCATTGAGTTGACCAATTTGTCAGGATCAAGGTCCATAGACTTAGCAATCTCACGCACGATGTAATCCATCTTAGCAAAGGGTGCTAGTACAGGGTTCTGTACCACACCAAGGAATTGCATTAAGCGTTGACTACGTACCTCATTAGCCATAAGACTTTCAGTACCACGTGCTTTAACTTCAAGGTCGCCCTTGATTGCATCATCGTAATCAAACTGCATGTTAAAGTTAAAGAATGCTTTAGCTAGTGGTGCTAGTAGGTAATCATCTACATTTTTTACTACATTCCGTATAGAACCATTAGCAGCAGACATGAGCATGCTAATGCCAGAAGCTGTACGTCCGACACCTTGTACTCCTGTCTGACCGTGAGCAAAGCTGGGAAAGCCTGTACTCTCGTCTGCTAATACACGTGCCTTATCAAACATCTGCATGTTCTCATTGGATACGTTGGGGAACTTGGTGCCAAAGATAGCTTGTCCCGGCGCTCCGCCTTGGCGACGAAAGACTTTGCCGGGATATACTGAAAGGTCTTGGCCGGGAACTAGGTTAGTCTCGTCCACTTCAATCAACATATTACCAGACAGAGCAGCATTGTCAACAGCCATACGCATAAAGCCATTCATTAGTGTCTGTGTGTCATCCATGTTCTCAGCAATGCCTACACCAAACAGGCTGTATGGGCTTACTTCATATGGTACTGCATAATAGGGAATGATAGCAGGAGTAAATGGGTTCATAACTAAACGCAATACCTTACCATTGCATACCCATATGTTTACACTGACTTGATCCATGTCAGATAGTTCAGAAGGAATGTCTATATCGTGTCCTTCAAGAACCTCAGTGTCTACGTTACCCCAGAACTCAAGGACTTCAAAGCGTTCAGCTTTAGATTCCTGAGCATCATCTTCCATAGCTTGCTCCCACCATTCTTTGGTGTAAGACTCACCGTCAGCTATGGCAAGGTCTATAGCATTACTTCTAAAGAAAGGCCGTCTTTTAAGATTACGTATTTGTGTACGTGACATTTTGTGACGTTCTACAACGTACTCAGCCTCATCCATGTTAGCAGCATCAGGGTCAGGGTAGAAGTTCCAAAGAGATACACTGGAAGTCTGTGGGATAGTTTTAATAGTAGGGCTATACTCACCCTCTTCATTCCAATTAGGATACTCTCTGTCTATAGCAAACGG